GTTAATTAAAATAGGGGTTACCGCTTAAACCGGAATAGTTTCCAAAAGTACCAAAACCGCCAGACCCATAGTTACCGCCACCACTATTGGGGCTTTGATAATTGCTTTGATTAGCTATACCCGTTCCAATTTGACCTGCTGCTCCTATAAATCCAGAAACCAAAGGCGCTGAAGTGCTTTGTCGCGTCGGTGCTTGAATAGCTCCCGGTATTGCTTTCATAGGTTCAATAAAGATGCGTTCAGGTGCTTGCGTAGGTAATGGAGCGGTTGGCGTTTTTGTAGGTCTAATCATCATCTGTGCTCTAGCATTAAGATCCTCAGAATAACGTTGTAAATTAATTTGCCGCATGTTGCGTTGTGACTGCTCAACAGAACTAGACAAACTAGCATCCATAATAGCAGAGTTACGACCTAAAGCTGCAATACTAGATTGAAGTGATTTAGTACGTGAATTACCAGCTTGCCCTAATGCAGCACGTCCTTCACTTTGTAACTGATCTACAAGTGCACCTTGACGACTAAAAGTATCTTCAGTAAAAATATCATTTAAAGCAGACTGTTCAGATTCATAAGCTTGCATTGCTGCAATACTATTATATGACAGTCGGGCTTGAGTATTTTCTACAGACTTACCATACTGTTCAACAACTGATCTATACTCAAAATCTTGTATTTCAGCTTGATATCTCCACTTTGCTAAATCAGTTTCGTGCGCGAATCTTCTTTCATTTTGATAGTTTTGTTTATCAACTTCATGTTTTATTTTATTATATGCGTTGGTTGCATCAGCGACATCTTGCGCTGCTTCCTGCTGCTCTTCATAGTTTTTTTCAGCTTGTCTGTTTGAACTGCTTGCTTGGGATGAACCAAAGATGCCGCCAATAATAGAGGTTGCTGCTCCTATTCCTGCTGCCCATAATACTGGCATAATTAAGTTCTCCTATAAAAACGTGGGGAATAGTTGCCTTCCCACATCATTGACACCAACGATACAGGGTATGGATAATTACTTGTCACTTTAAGTTCAAAATTAGTATTACGTTGATGGATTGGTATGGTGAATTGATGTTCTGATGTTACAGGACTACTGTCTGCTAAATAAGTATTAGCATCAGTTACATATTCTACATTCTTCCATTCATCAGAACCACCAGCTTTTACTTTAAATAAAACTGGACCTGTTCTACCAACAGAAAATGTAACTCTAGATATAGTTAATGTAGCTGTATAATCTGATGTTGTAGCATCACGTTTATAATAAAATTTAGGTAGGGTTGTTTCAAAATCATAACCATAACCTATAACTATACCATCAGCATAGCTTGTATAGTCACCTTTAACTTCAAAGTAACGGTAACCTGTACCAATTTCAGTACGTTCAATAGCAGCTAAATAGAAACCAGCATCAGCTTCAACGGCTGCAGCTGTACCTACATCTGCTGCTGGTACACAAAGAAGCATGATAGCTTCCTTTTGTTGGAATGGAGTATAGGGTGTATAGATTTTAGTAACCTTATTGGTTGCATCATATACCACCGCATTGACCGATGAGACCGGCTTTACGGGCCTTGTAGCCATGTCTAGGCATGTATTACCATCAATGCTAGTAGCGCCCACTACAGAGCTTCCTGAGGGGATCTCATCAAGGATGATATTACCTATTGTGTATTCATTTTCATGCTGAGATACAATAATCACAGAGTCATTAATAATAGCTGCAGTTTGAATAATACCTGGTAATTGCCATTTAGTCCATGCTTGAAACAAGTCTTCCTTACCATTATTATAGTAACGATAAATATAAAGGAATGATGTATCCCTATCTATCAACATCACAACAGAGTTAGGAGGGCTTGCAGTTAGACCATCAACAGTGTCTGGAATATACTCTAGTGCTGCCTTACTGATGTCTACAACAATAGGTGTCTGTTCTACATCACGTAGAGACATTGTAAAGAGTTTACAATAACCAGGGACACGACTGATAAATGCAGAGGTAGTACCAACGTCTACAGGTGCAATATCAGTTGCCATCTCGTAGTTAGCAAGTGCTCGGATTACAGCAGAAGTAGGTGTAAGAACATTACCATCAGTTGCATAGAGTTGGAACTGCTGACGTGCGCTAAACAAGATAAGTCCTTGTGGCGATGGCAATACTTCAGACAATGTGACAGGACGTACACTAGATACGTTTAGATCTACAGGGTCAGAATCAATCTGTGTTAGTGCTGACTTGACAAAGAAATTATAAGAGTCATTAGCAACACCAAGGACTACATTATCTCCAGACAATATACCGAATCGGTTACTGAAGAAAAAGGTAGCGTTAATCTTTGAACCAATAAAAGATGGGACAGGACTTGTTACATCATCACCAGCTAACCTAGCTTTATAAGTAATAGGTCCAAATGTAAACGTAGTGGCACCAGTGTTAGCCAATTCATGTGGCATGGTTGTATTATCTAAACCAGGCGATGCATCACGTGCTACTGTCTCTTTCCAAAAACCACGCCCTCTATTTAAGGTAGTATCGTAAGCAACAAACTTAACATGGTAATCATCTTCAGCACTATCACTGTTTAAAACCCTTACGTTATGATTAGTAAAAGATTCAAGTGGTAGTTTAGATACATCAGTTACATCATCTTCAAATACTTCGAGTGCAGTGTTATTAAGACCACCCCTAGCATCAATGTCAAAGGCTACAGGAGTACCAGTAACTGCACTGTAATCAGTTACAACTGCATTAGTACCAGTACTACGTTTAATAACAATACTATTATTGTAACCTTCTAAGTACCACCTACCAGCAAAAGCTGCATTAGATGCTGAGTGTTGTGCTTCAATAACACTTTTAATTTTATCAATTAAATGATGGTTTAGAGCAACATCTGCTGCATCATACAACAACATGTCATCAAATGTTGTATTGTTTTGAGCAATTACTTTTGCTTCTACATTTTGAATAGTAACTGTATATTCAAACGTTTCTACAAGTGTAAGTAGTTTAAGAGTAGCAACTGAATTAGCAACAAACGTACCGGCTGCTTGCATAGCAGTAGTAACAGTTTTGTTTGTAATGGTTGTTGTATCTTGTATGCTACGGAAATGATAATCGTTTTGTGCAGTACCTGTTAGATATGAAGCACCGTTATTAGTTACAGTACAGAACGTACCATCACCAGCAGTCCATACATAAATGTTTGCACCTTTAATAGCACCAATGTAAGACCCAGCTGCATCACGTTCAATAAAGAACCATGAAGCACTGTCTAATTCAGCCTTAGTAAATGCAGTACCATTAGCTTTTTTTAATACATTAGTATGTTTCATCCCTGGTCTTTTTAAGAGACCATATGTAGCATCTGGGTAACCGTTAATGCATTCAGTTACTTGTCCTAATAATTTTTTGTCATCATTTTGTCGCGAGACACCACCAAGAAAGTTTGGTATTAGTTGGGTTACTGCTGGCATTAGCGTTGTAAAGTATGGAACGGTTGGTAGCTTTGATAGAAATTACCACCTTTAGGACTACCAAAGAAGGTATAATCTCCTTGGCTACATTCGTATTCTAAAGCTGTAGATTTAGCAAAAGCTTCTTTTTGCTGTAGCATTTGATATTGATTAGTATCACCAATAATTCTACTAGACACAATTGTGGATGCCCTTGCAATAATAAAGGCTTGGATAACAGTAGGAATACTAGGCCAATCAAAGTACCAAATAACATCTACGTACAAGGTGGCGTCAGTCCAAATAAATGAATGAGCAATCTTATCGTAAAGTTTGCCTTCACGATTAATACTATCTCTACCTAAATTTTGTGAGTAAGATGAATTCAAATCAATTTGAAGTATATTATTAGCAATAATCACTTCATTAGATGTATCAGGTGCAATAGGATAATCGTATTCTTTATTGAAAGTCCATCCTTCTGATTGTACTTCACGAGACACTTCTCTTAGGGTGTTGAGTGCAATCGCAACGTCCGGGTTGGTTTGTGATTCAACTCTACTTGTAGCAATAGACTGTGTTAAATTTTGACTGGATACAGTCTGAGAAATATTAACAGTATAATTATATGTAACAGGGCTGGTAGCTGGAGATACTTCTACACCTGCAACGGCAATAGATGTACCAACAGTTACACCAGGTCCACCAACATAGGTGCCGACTGGAATGTCAGCTACAGTAGTAGTTAGAGTAGTGCCGGAAATAGAACCAGTAAAACGTGAAACTTCATTTAGTACAAAAGTTTCATCAGTTGTCAATGAAGTGACGGGAGCCTGACCAACTGACGCCAGGATCTGATTAACAGCTTGTAGCTCAGTATTGGAGCCAGTAGTAGGAAAAGGCATAGTTTGATAATGAGTATTATTCTCAATAAAGAATTAAAAAAAAGGAGCCCCCGAAGAGGCTCCCAATATAATATAAATTAGAATGCGGCAGGCTTGGTAGCAGTACCGGCAAACAGTTCAACAGCAGCAGCTGGGTTCAGATAATCTGCGCCCATGGCCAAACGGCCAAGGATCACGTCACCCTGATAGATAACAGAAACGTCACCTGAAGTCACTTGGACCTGAGGAGCAATCGCTTCAACACAACCAGCAGCTTCGCGCTGGAAGATCAAACCACAGCTGTTAGCGAATTCGGTTTCTTCACCGTACTCGTTGTTGATACCAGTAACATCGTTAGCAGCATCTTCAACAGCTTCGGATACGAACGAACCAGTGTTACCAGGATCGGTAACGCCAGGGTTAGTAGCAGAACCAGTACCGTACTTAGTACCATACTGAGAGAAGAAAGGAATATTCATGGACTTGTAGATATTAATACCAGCAATTTCCACGATGCCTTCTCCACCTTGCAGTGCAGCACCTTGAACGTCGCGGTTGATCAAACCATTAGAACCAACGGATTGGATCAGTGCATAGTACTGACGGGGGTTAAGAACACCCACACGTCCGTCCTGACTGATTCCCTTTTCGTCCATTGCAGCGGCTGCATCATAGAATGCATTTACCAAAGCAGCAGAAGAATAAGCATCAGATCCAGCTGTAGTAGTACCTACGCGGACCTGAGTACCACCTGGTTCAATATAACCAGCCTTAGTGATCGGTGATGCTGCACGTGCGCCACGAGTGATAGCACGGAAGATCAAGCGGTCATACTTTTCGGCAAGAGCATAGCCGATTTTACGACTAATTTCTGAGCGAAGATCGTAATGAGAAAGCACTTCATCAAGATTGTATACGAAAGCTGAACTGATCAGCAGGTCGTCAACCGTGATGGTCTTCTCAGCTACAGGAGGTGCATGATTGCTATCACCAAGAATGCTGTTTCCAGGAGTATGGAACTCAGACTTGGTACGACCTGTGTAGATGAACTGCAAAGATTTGCCGTTCTTAAGTGTACGCTTCATAACCAAATCGCGAGCGATCGTGTTACGTTGGAAGCCTTTGAACATCTCTCCAGAGAAGAGTTTAAGATAAAGAGCG